CTTCTAACGGTGCAGTAACGTCAATTGCCTGAGTCGGTAGAGATGCAGACATTAGTTGTTCATCGCCTGATACTTCTACATCTCCAAGTCCACCTAGTAAGCTACCTGCAAGGCCAGCAATAGCACCTTTAGCTAAACCTGTACCTGCTGCTTTAGCAATGTCTGCTACAGTTCCGCCTGCGGCTGCTTTAATAGCACTGTCTACTACTGTTCTAAATATTGCTGTTGTACCGATAATACCTAGTATTGCTGGGCCGCCTGCGCCTGCAACACCCATTCCGATAGTGATAACTGTCATCATCAAGCCCTTAAATGCTGCAACGTCTTCATCGTTCTCAATTGACTGGGCACCTTTTTGTATACTAGCAACAACTGCTGATGCATTTTTGCCTGCAGGGTCTGGTAATTTTGCAACCAGTACTTTTAATTTTTCAATAGGTACTGCGTTACCTACTTTAGATAGTATTGCTTTAAGTTTAGGATTGCCAGTTATTTTTGCAAATAATGGTGTTAACTGAAGTTGGGCTTTTTTTGCTATTTGAGCAGTGTTGCCACCTTCGCCTCTTGTAGTAACTAGGCTTTGAAATACACTTTGTATTTGTTCTGGGGCAAGTGCTGCTTCATTAAGTTTACTTAATTCGCTAACTAACGTATTTAAATCTTCTCTAACAGAACTAGGCAGTTCTTGCCAGGCTTCATCTATCTTAATACTTTCTGTTATTAAATTTATATCTTTACGAATTTGATTCATTCTTATCTTCCCGTTGGCTCTCTTTAATTACTTTTTTAATGCCTCGGGCGAATTTGGAAGAATCTTTAGCACGAATACTATTGACTATACGATTAGTTAAATCTTTGGCTTGGTCCTCATTGTAATTTGCTTCAATTCGTTCAATTAAATGTATTACACTTTCAATAAGGTGTTCGCCGCGGTTCTCAACCGCATGATTTCTGTCTCGATCGACTGAAATAAGATTTAGTTCTTCAATTATGCTACGAGTTTTTCGCACATTACGCTCCTGTAAATAGGCTTAACACTATTTATCATTTGCTAGTCGTCATTCTTGGATAAAAACTCTCGCATATTCATTGCTTGTTTAATAGTATCTTTGTTTCCACTATCATCTGCTTTAATACTATTGTTTCTTTTTAGTTGGTCAACTAAACTACTTGTAGTAACTGTCATTGCATCCTCATCACCTTCCTCTAAGTCTTCAATTCTTAAAGTATCTGTGCTAAATTTGAGATCTACTTTGCTACCGACACCTGCACTAGAACGTGTTTTCATAAACTGTACCTGATATCTACCTCTTTCACGCATTGCGTTACTTGTAAAGATACCAATTACATTATCTGCTGTGTTGATCTTACTAATACCACCTGCAATATGACTGTGATCGTATTCTACTTCTTCTACTGCACTTCTACCTAACTGCGATGCTGTTGCATGTAGTATATCACGTTCCATTGCTAAGTTACGCAACTCCTCTGATATGTATTTGTCTTTAACAAACATATTTTCTGCTGATATCTTAGCACTGATAGGCATCATTAAGTCTAAGTAGTCTACTAACAATGCATCTACTTTCTCACCACACTGTATTTCGTATTCACGTAAGAATGCTCTAATGTCATTTGCGTTAATACCACTTGGCATTTGCTTAACACGGAACTTACCAGCACTCTTTGCCTTCATTTGTACACGAAGATCAACATCATCAATGTTCTTCATTATTTCTCTAGTGCTGTATCCAGTAACCATTGCATCTAAACGCATACTAATAAGTTGCTCACTAAGTTCTAAACTAATGTATACAACATTAAGTCCTGCTAATGCCCAATTAATTGCTAGGTTCTGCAAGAACAAACTTTTACCACCGCCACTTGGTGCGGCAAAGATATTAATCTCACCTCTATTCATGCCACCGTATAACTTTTGATCAATGCCTTTCCAGCCTGTGCTTGTTGCACCACTCTGTGCTTTAATCCATTCTAATCTTTCTTTGGGATTTTCAAAGTACTCTAGTCCTAAGTCTTTTACTAAACCTATTTGTACAGCCTCTTTAATCTTATTTTCTACTGCACCGTAATCTTTGTTTTCAAGTAAGTCTGTGCTTTCAATAATTGCTATCTCAAGTGCTTTGTGTCTGCAAAAAGTTTCAAACTCATCCATAAACCAGTTCTGGTGATCCGGAGTAACGTTATCTATAAGTGTAATACCTTGTCCACCTACAGCATTTAATTGATCTAATGTAGGAACACTGTTGTACTCGTTACTGTGCTGAAGCATTAACTCAATAGTGCCTCTAAACTTTCTACTAAAATATGCTGGTGCTATAATAGCCTGACATCTAGCAAACAAATCATGGTCGCTCATGAGGAACTGAATAAACATTCTCTCAATGTCTTGGTTATATTCTTTAATACTTGTACTCATAACATCCTCATCTTAACTTGTGATTTCATTTTATTTTTGGTAGCATGTTTAATTATACTCGCAACTGTTAAAAGTCTACCATATTTGGATACAGCATCGGCTGCATCTTTTACATCTTTATCCCACGGCGGGAAACTTATTTCCCAATCAAGTGTTATTGCTTGCTCGATTAAATCTTTACCTGCACTATCTCTGTCTGGACATAGTATAACACGTTTTCCTAACTTGTCTATCAATTGTGCTTGCTCTGGACTTACTGCATTTCCTTGTACAGCAACACCGTCTACTAGTATTGCATCAAATATACCTTCTGTCACAATAACTATTTCTCTTTCTGTACCTGCAAATGCATCTACGTTAAACACATAGCCTGCTTTTATATTATTCAAGAACTTAGGTGTTTCTTTTGTAGGTGGATTTATATGTCTTCCGGTCCATCCTACGAGTTCGTTGTTATACATGAATGGTATAATAACACGTTTCTTGTTTGCCATATCAGAGAAATGTAGTAACGGATAAACACCTAGTACGCCACGTTGCCTTGCATACTCTTTTAACTCATGTCCATCTGCTAAACTTTCTAGTGTTTGCACATTATCTGGTAGTGGAACAGAATCAAACTTACTAAAACTGTATACATACTCGTCACCTTCTGCAACATTTAACTCGTCGCCTAACTTTAGCATCTCTACTTGCACCGCATGCACGTCAGCAGTTGTTGCACCTAACTTCATTGCTAAGTCTTTATACTTCTTGCCCATGTAAGGGTTAGGTGACCACCCTGTCTTGTGTCCGCAGTTAAAACAATGGAAACTAATCTTTGCACCGTTTGCTATAACACCTGCACGTTTGCGGTTGTCACTGCACACAGGGCAATCAAAAGTTTTCCAGCCACTTGGAGTACTGCTACTACGCACTGGGAGATTATCTACTAATAATCTATGTACTTGCTCTACTACTGAATCCACACTCATAGGCATATTATAGCAGAGTTATATTACAAAGTCAATTGTTTTTTAGTTTCTTACGTGAATATTGGAAATAGTGCTGTTGGCATCGGCTGGGTAACTTATTACTCGTACCCAATTACAATTAACTGCAAAAGTTTTATGTAATATATCTGATGTTCCTGCAATAGCAATATTACTAACTACATCAAACCAGTCAGCATGTCTATCGTCGCCTTGAGGAGATGTTTGCATGAGGCTTGCTTGTATTTTAATATTGCCTGTGTAAGTTGAGTGATATATTGCAACACTATGTTGAGCATTCTTAAAGTTGCTGTCCAAGTTACCAAAGAACGCACTTGAAACAAATACATTATTAGATGGTTCTGTCATTGTTACATTAAATTGTGTAGGTATAGGATCTAAAACTGCTTGTTCTGATATTTCAATATCTAAAGCAACATCATTATTTTGATTTGAATAAACTGGAAGGTCTGTGCCTTCTGCATTGGTCCTAGTTACATATAGTCTGTATAAGCCTGCATCAATATCTTGCAAGTCGCCTGCTGTTAGGTGTAGTTTAACCATTCCTGCGTCGCTAGTTACTTCTAATCTTTTAGAAAGTAATCTTTTACGAGTTGCAGGGTTTACCATGTATGCAACAACCTCATCTGTAAATACAGGTTGTAATTTTCTATCACGGTTCCTAATATTAAAGTTGATTGTATTAGCTAAACCTTTGTGTGCTATTATTGATTTATTGTTCATTGGTTTGTTGTCCACATATAAGTTGTCGGCAGTAATTACGAGATCTATTGAATCTTCGTATAAAAATAATCTGTTATTGGCAGGATTCATAAAATATATACCTTTCTGTTACAGTATTTATCTATCTGTTAGGTAAATATCGTTATGCAAGAAATCAACCAAGAACAATTTCCTTTTATTACCGGATTAACTTACGCAAAGTCAGAGTACTATGGGATTGTTGTGAATTATGATAATACAATCTTAACCATGTATGATTTATCAAAGATGCCTAACAAAGACATTAGAGCTTTGTTTATAAGTTTGGGAGAAACATGGTGGTGGGAGTCTAATCGGATATTACCAATTGACGTATTCCTACATCATGAGATGAGACCTTTTCAAAAGTATCTAACCACAATGGTTATGAAAGATGTAGACCATATGTTTGGTCCAATGACTACTTTACAAAATATGTTAAAGAAACGTATTAAACGTAGAGGGATTCAGTTGCAAAACATCAAGCGTTTAGACTAGATTTCGCAAAGCCTATTTAATTGCACTACAATTGCTGTAGAAAATGCAATAGCATGAGCCTTCTTAAAATAGTATTCGCCTGATTCAGGTTTAACCCAAACAGTCCTTTCTATCTCATCAAAACTCTTACCTAACAGATGTTTCTTACCGGGTCTAATAATAGCAAGTATCATTGCTAGTTCATTGACAGTAGTAGGTTTATAGTCTTGTAACACATTTAAATAGTTACTTACATGATACAGTTTCGATACTACTTCGCTATGTTGTAGTAACTCCCACATTGGTGCCATTGCAAGTAGTTTATTAAGATGTGCTTCGTCTACAATATCAGAATACACACTGTTATTAAGATAGTCAACTTTAAACCAACCTTCTTGTTCTGCTTGTTTGTGATCTATTGTGCTATAGCCTTCTAATGGAAATTTAGGAATGTTCTGAAAGTAGACACCAGTATTGTGTTTAGTAAACTTACTATCCTTTTCAATACTTGCAGGCGTATGCTTGACTAATCTGAGAAAGTCTTCTCTATTCGCCATGTCAATGTCTACATCAAAATTTATTTTCATTATATAATATCTGCAATCTTATCTGCTAGTTGTATAAACCAGTTAGCGTCATGTCCTTTAGTTGTTTCAGCCGCAGTACCTAATCTAATACCACTTGTTTCTGTAAAACTTCTAGGATCATCTGGTATACCATTTTTATTAACAGTAATGCCTGACTCCTCTAATTGGTCAGCTGCATCTTTTCCGCTAATTCCTCTATTTGTTAAATCAAGTAATATTATATGCGAATCTGTGCCTCCTGTCAAGCAATTAAATCCGTTTGCTGTAAGTTGATTTGCAAATGCTCTAGCATTAAGTAAAACATTGTGAGCATAGTCCTCAAACTCTTTTGTATTAGCTTCTACAAAACATTGAGCTTTTGCTGCAATCTGATTCATTAACGGACCACCTTGTGTACCAGGGAATATACCACTGTTAATACGTCTGCTGTATTCCGCATTGTTCCACAGTATAATACCGCCCCTAGGACCGCGTAAGGTCTTGTGTGTTGTACTTGTTACAACATCAGCATACTGAATAGGACTATCGTAACACTTACCTGCTACAAGACCTGAGTAGTGTGCCATATCTACCAACAACAATGCACCGACTGAGTCAGCAATTTCTCTAAACGCTTTCCAGTCGATTTGTCTTGGATATGCACTTGCACCTGCAATGATCATTTTAGGTTTATGACGTTCTGCTAACATCAAAACTTCATCATAGTTAATTAAGCCATCCTCTTCAACACCATAAGAGTGTGCATCATAAATCTTGCCTGATATATTTGGAGGGCTTCCGTGACTTAAATGTCCGCCACTTGCTAAATCCATTCCAAGTATAGTATCACCTGGGTTTAAAAATGCCTGGAATACTGCTGTATTGGCATTAGCACCACAATGCGGTTGTACATTAGCAAAGTTGCAACCAAACAGTTTAGTAACTTCTTCGATTGCCATGGTTTCAATTTCATCCATGTGATTGCAACCGTTATAATAACGTTTGCCTGGATAACCTTCAGCATACTTATTTGTAAATATACTTCCGCTTAATTCCATTACTGCTTTGCTGGCATAGTTTTCACTTGCTATAAGCTCGATGGTATTATCTTGTCTTTTTGATTCTCGATCGAGAATGTCTTTTATTTTAAAATCAATGTTCATTTGTACAGTAAACTCCACTTCATTAGTTTTTCTTTTTTAACTTTTATTCTATCTGCTATTTGTTTATCATTTACGAAGCCACCATCGCGTAAAATTTCGATCATACACATAACATCGCCTATTTCTTCTTGCAGTTGTGTGTAGTCTTGTTCTTCGCCAAACCGTAACATCTTACTACATGCTTGTATTAGCTCTCCACATTCTTCCATTGTGATTACTAACATTTCTTCTTTCTTATTCATAATTCCCAATCGATGTCCGGGCGAGTGTCGCCCTTACCATTCCAATGTATTTCACAACCACACTCCTCAATAATAGGAATGATTGCTTTTAAATTCTTTATACCCTCTTTGCTGCCATCAAAGCAAAATGTACTACTGTCTTGTTGTTCAGGCGTGTATGTGTCCATAGTGCCGTCACCTTCGTACTCGTAGTCATCCATCTCTTCGTCATCCATCTCGTCGAACATCTCATCGTTCTCACAATCTTGTTCGTGGTTGAATAACACTTTAGTGAAGTCGATGTCTTGTCCTTTAAATGGTCCAGTCTCATGTTCCAACGGGAGACAATCCCAGGCGCAAGACTGACAGCATAGTTCTGCCCAACCAACATACCAACCTTCAGCAGTTAGACGCTCTTGTAACTTTCTAAATCCGTTCATATTATTCTCCGTACCAAATGCTTATTTGTCCTGACTTGTTTTCAAACACCGATAAGTCTCCACCTTGTACATGTTCTGGTAAGTTAGGTATATAGCTTCCGGCGTGGTATTGAATTAAATCTACTATACCATCACTATTCAAGTCACCTAGGAAACTTTCTTCTGTAGCAACAATACACCCATCCTCGTTGCAAAAATCTTGCTGTGGCAAGGTTGGCAATTGTCCACGTTGATGATATACTAAGTTACCTTCTTTGTCATTGATATAAATTTGAGGTTCTCCGTCTTGTGCTGAACCACCTGATGACCAGTAATCCATATATCCGTCACCATTTAAATCTATAGTTTGCTTATGCACACCACCACCGTTAATATAGTTTTCAGGGAATGGATTATCTAGCATTACAAGACTATTACCTTGTAACTCAAATAACACTCTAACTGTTCCGCCCTCGAATTGTGTGTTGCAGTCATACTCTTTGTTTGCATCATACTGCTCACCGTCCGGTAGACGATTCATAGCTGCAAATGCAAGTAGTAATGGATCACTGTCAGGTGTTGGCCACCATAGTTCAAAATGGTCCCATGCAAGTCCGCCAAAGTAATGAACGCCATCTATTTCTACAATCTCTTTACGTCCACACCATGTATCTGCTTCTGGGTCACCCCATTCAATGCAACCTAATTCATCGCAAGTATCGTATACAAGAGTTTCTGTTACTTGTCCTTGTGTTATGTCATATATTGAAAATCCATGACCAACTGAACCAATAGCATGAGTTGATGTTACAGATTTAACTTCACCAAACGTCCTATGGTCGTTAATATCAAAAGTTAAAAGATATGCATGTTGAGACATTTTGTGTTTATCAGTATCGTTGTTGTACTCGTCACTTACATCAAACCAATCTTGTCCACTGTTACGATATGCTAGTGGCATATTTTCAGTTGTATAATCATTATCCCAATAGCCAAATAGCAAGTCCCATTCGTAGTTCATGTTAGGCAATGCCGCAACACCTTGTGCCCATAGTGGCTCACCTATGTCTACTAAGTTGTATGTATTATTATAGTCTGCTGTAAAAACACCTTGCTGAGAGAAATGATTAGTCCAATCTTCACTTCGTTTGCGTTGGTGATCATCACGTGAAACCATATATGTAATATGTGGTAATCCAATACCACTTGTTGTATCTTCTAGCATTGTAAAGAAGCCTGCGACTCCGCCTTTCTCTCCACCGAGTTGCACGTGGTCACTGCCAAATGTGTCTATGTTGTTTACTTCATATGACCCTCTACCATCGCTAATCAATGCTAACATCGTGTTAGGTGTTGGATCATCATGTACTACATTAATACCTTGATTAGGATGATCTAAATGTCCACACATCACAAACATTAATATATCTTTGTGATTGTCGTTATTAAGATCTACTATCATGGTATGTTGTATTCTAGACAGTGTGCAAGTAGGTATTTCTAGTTTACTTACAGCATCATAGATAGTTGCATCTGGTGCACTATTGTACTCTATATCAAACGTCGGCGTTGCTGGAGGCGGTGGTGTAGTTGCTGGGGGTGGTGATTCTATAGGTACAATGACTTCAGCGGAAGAGCCTCCTCCGCCTCCACAACCTATTAAAAATAGTGTACAAAGTAATGATGTTAAATAATTCATGTGCATAATAGTCCTACCTATATGTTAATACAGTAGTTATTATACAGTGGATTTGCACCAAAGTCAAGTAAAAAACTGACTTAGAAAACAGTGACTTATATGTCGGTACCCTTAAATTCTTCTGCCATAGGGAATATCTTAACAATAGCATCTGCTACTGCCCATGCTAACTCCATATGCTCTAACTGTGTGCCATTAGCACCCCGTAATTCAATGTAATGAATCCAACTACGCAATGTGCCGTTTACATATAAACGACTTAGTGTGTTACCTTCTGGTAGTACTGCTCTCGCTTGCTCTTTTGCAATACCTTTCTTAATAGCCCAATTATAAAGTTCTTCTGTAGCTCGAATATGTTTCACCTGTTTCATATTCCACTCTTCGCGAATACGTCTTTGGTCTTCATCTAGCATATTAATTGCAATACTGTTTTGACGATTTTTAGTATCTTGCAGTCGTGCTTCACGTGGGACCATTTCTAGTTCTTTAACTGGGTCAGCATAACGTTGACTAAACTCTTGGAAACTAAAACTTCTGTGTCTCAACAATTGTCTACCAATGTCTCTGGTTGTTTCTACTTCCATACAAACACTTACCATTTCAAGCGGCGACCAATGTTTGTGTTTCATTAGATACTTCACAAGTTTTTCGTTTGTTACTGTGTTGTTTTGATTTTCTGGATTACTTACTCTTGCACAATAGGCGACCAAATCTAACAGATCCTGCGGTACTTTGGAATTCTGAGTTCCTACTGTAGGGGCCTGACTGTAACTAATTATTTTTGCTTTCATTTCATTCCTTCGATTAAATTCCTGCCAATTGGCAAGTTTGCTGTATCTCTTTTACTTCTTCTCTATTTTTCTTAAACAGTTGCATCCAAAAAGGCGCATCTATTATGTGTTCAATCATTACTACTTGCTCATCATTGAATCTAGTTAGTAGTTGATCACCTGTGCCTGACAAGTACAACAACCATGGTGATATCTTTGCACTGCGTATATCATGTACTGCTCTATTTGGACTTACTTCAGCAAAATATGTTTGCCAAACACACTCATGTTCTTCTGCCCATTTAGCCAAGTACATTACGTTACGCTCTAATGCTCTCATGCCACTTTCTTTCTTTACATACCCTAGTAAGTATTCATCATAAACTGCATCACTTGACCAGTCTTTTAATTTCTTACCTTCTTTGATTAGCCACTCTGCAAACTTTTCTGGTTCTAGATATTCATTGCGTATGCAACTTCTACCAAACTTTACAAAGCCTTCGTAGTATTGACTATTGATAAACTCTTCTATGCTTTTAGTTTTACTAGCAGTAGTATTCAGCTCATAAAACATTTGGAAAACTCTGTATCCAAGTCTTACATGCGTCATTTCCTTATCAGCATTTCGACGCTTTTTAACACACATATGAACCACGAGAGTACGTTCACTCTTAAAGTTCTTACCACACCAACGACAGGTGTTATTTTCCGAAGATGTCTTTAATTGATTTGTCATCGTATCCGTGTGACCTTGCATAGTCTTTTAATTCGTCTTTTGAGTTTATTTCTTGTAGCAATGCTATCTCTTCACTTTTCATATGAGGATGTACACTACTAATAAACTCGCTTACTTTATCTTTTTTCTTCTTAGCATTTGGTGGCTTTAGATAAGGGTGAAACTGTATTTTACCAACACCGCATGCACTTAGTAATAACCATTGTAGTTCTGGATGTTTGCTAACTTCGCTGTAATCTCTATTAACAAGTTCATTAGTCATATAAATGTAGTGGGCGGCATCCTTGCCTTGTACGCTACTTGCATAACGCATCATCATCCATGAGCTAAATGCTTTCTTTTGTTCTGATGTTAACCTATTGTAATATCCTCTGTCACGTTTGTCAAGTGCGGCCATAATATCCTTTAGCGGTATTGCTGGTGCCTTTTTAGCCATCTGTGTGTTCCTTGTAGACATTAATGTAATGTTCTTCGCCCTTTGCAACGTTCTCTAGCCATGTAGTATCCGCTGACTCATCTGCACTGTCACTTACATACTTAAAGCATTTAAAGTTAACCTTCCTGTTAGTACATGCTTTAGCAATTGCAAATGCTTCCATATCTACAACATGAGCTGGGTGTTCTAAGTTAGGATCTGTAACAAAGTTATCGCCTGTGCTACATGTATAGCCAACTCCACACGAAATTGTAATAGGATCTTTTGGTAAAAATAATTCAATTGCTTCTGGGCACTTGCCTTTATCTCGTTCAACAAAGTTTACCATCTCAAACAAACCCTTGTCTAACTTAATGCCGCCTGCTGTACCAAAGTTCCAAACAGTTTGTGGATTATGTTTTTCAATAAGTCTTGCAGCAGTTAGTGCCGCATTAATTTTTCCAACACCTGTAAAGAATACATTATCCCACTTTGCCATAGTAGGTGCTTCACTTTCAAGTGCAATTAATATTAAATCTTTCATTCGTTTACTTCCAAGACACTAAATGTGTCTATGCCGCAATAGTCTGTTAGTTTAGCAGTTCCTTGCAGGAAAGTCAAGTCTATTACGCAGGCATAATTTATATCAAACCCGCCTGCTTGTTTAATCAACTCTACCATAGCATTAGCAGTTCCACCTGTAGCACTCACGTCATCTATGATGCAAATTCTATCAGTGTATTCAAACTTAACACTGTCTAACATTTCAAGTGTTTCGCTACCGTACTCTAATATATACGAATACGTCTTTACTTTGCCTGGTAATTTACCTGGCTTACGAACAATGTGTAATGGAATACCTAGTGCTAGTGCAACTGGAGCACCCCATAAAAATCCACGTGCATCTGGTGCAACAATTTGTGTTGCCTTAACACTCCTGCAATATGCGACTATCTTATCTACAGTGTATTGAAACGCTTTAGGTTCTTCAAGTATGCTTGATATATCTTTAAACATGACTCCGTCAATTGGGAAGTCAGGTACAGTACGGAGTATTTTAGTTAGGTCCATAAAGATCTAATTGCTCCCATGGTAGATCTGGTTTGCCAAAGTGTCCGTAGTTGGTAGTTTTTGTTAAGTCCATATTAAACAATCCAAACTTATCAATAATACCCTTTGGTGTTAAATCAACAAGACTTATAATTTCTGCAACTAAGTCTTCTCTAACTTTGCCGTCAGCATAAACATAAACACTAGTAGGTTCAACTACACCAATAGCATAGCTTAGTTGTACTGTACAGTTGCTTGCTTTCCCTGAGCCTACGATATTCTTTGCTAAGTAACGTGCCATATAAGCCGCACTTCTATCTACCTTAGTGCAGTCTTTACCACTAAATGCTCCGCCGCCATGTGGGGCATAGCCACCGTATGTGTCTACAATAATCTTACGCCCTGTAAGTCCTGTGTCTCCATCTGGTCCACCAATAACAAATCTGCCTGTAGGATTAATTAAAAACTCTGTATCTATAAGATTTTGGTCACTTAATTCATCTGTAATAATTTGCTCAACTCTATCACGCACCATTTGTGTGCTTACGTCATCGCTGTGTTGAGTACTACATACAATAGTTTTAATACCAACTGGCTGACCAATACTATCGTATTGCATTGTTACTTGTGATTTACTGTCTGGCCCGATCCATTCTCCATCGGGTCCACGTCTTTCTGCCGCTAGCCTTTTTAGAATCTTGTGACTGTAATAAATTGCACTAGGCATTAAATCTGGTGTTTCGTCACAAGCATAACCAAACATAAGTCCTTGGTCGCCTGCACCAAACTCATCTGTGCCCAAAGCAATATCTGCACTTTGACCATGGAGTTTGTTTACTACTGTTAGGTTAGCCCAATGGAACCCATCTTGCTCGTAGCCAATATTTTTAACTACTTGTCTAACTATGGATTCAACGGTGTCGTCATCAATTGGAATATCTCTTTTATATTCGCCTGCAACAATAACACTATTAGTAGTTACTAAAGTCTCTACTGCCGCTCTATGATTTATATTACCGTCAATAATTGCATTAGCTATAGTATCTGAAATTAAATCAGAAATTTTATCTGGGTGTCCTTCGCTAACGCTTTCGCTAGTAAATTGATAAGACATATATTCTATCTCCTGTTATATTGTGTATCATGTATTTACAGTTTATAGTCACTGCATACATTGTTTCTTGGTTACTCTCTATCTTCGTAAAAATCTTCAAATGCCATTTCTACATTATCAGTTTCTTCCATATCATAGCTGACATATTTTTCTGCAAGGTCGTGCCACTTAGTATTAATCATTCCTACGCCAGCATAATATCCTTTGCCAGTAGACTCTGAATAATCAAAATCAACTTGTAAAGGCTTACGGTCATACCAATATGACTCAATTATCTCACACATATCGCATTCAAGTTGTCCTGTTTGCAATAATTCTGGGTCAAAGTCTGCACCGTCAGTTTCAACATAAACTTCGCCGAATGTACCTTTCTCTGAACTAAAGAAAAACAATCCTGGCTTGTAGTCAGCTTCAACGCTTTCTTCATCCATGTTACTGCTATAACATTCTCTACTGTAAATACATGATTGGTATTTGTGATATGCACCTTCGGGTTCTATTTCTTCAAACATTGTTATAGGGTAGTTGTAATCAACACCTTCTTTCCACTGTATTAATCCATCTTCGTAAATAGCATCCTCATGTAATGTAATTTCATTAACAAGGAAATCACTATCTGCAAATGGACCATTCGCATGTTCAAAGTCGTCGCATTCATTCCAGCAATAAAACTCTTCGCTTGGTTTAGGTGATTCCGAATCTATCATATCTTCGTCCTCCCACTCATAGCCTTGCAGGGTTTCAATTAGGTCGCTGTCACCATCCTCTTCAACTTTTGGTTTCCAATAGTCAACAAAGTCTTTGGCGCATTCGCCAATTGCTAGTTCACCGCCATAACGTCCGGTGTTAATTCTAAAATATCTTTTACTCATAGTAGTTCTCCAAAATCTATATCTTTTATTTTATTTGCTTCTTTCACAAACATTGCACATTTAGGTTCCTTTTTATTCTCTAAAGGAATTACCAATATATGTCCGTTTTTAAGTCTTGGGAAATACCATTTGACATCTTGGTATACGTTGGTAATCTGTATTTCTTCAGTGTCTGGAATGCCGTTACGCATTGGGTTAAACACTGGTGTAACAAAGCCTCTATTGTTTAGGCTTGCTAATGGAATCACTTCTAAACTACCAAACGTAGTGTCTGTAGTTAGAATGCTCCAATCCATAGGCATCTGTAATTTAAACTCGCCTATTTGTAAACATATTGCTGGAGCATGAAAGCTCTCTAAGAATATAAGGGGTAAGAAAAAGTAGTCCTTATAATCTGGGTCACTAGTATCAAACACGCAATAACGCAAGTCATCAATTTCATCCGGTACTGTATCTAATTCGTAAACGTCATTCTCAACTGTTAATATTTTCATTTGTATTCTACCTTGGTTACATTGTACCTAAATTTTTGTTCTGCATAAAACTGCTTTCTTTTTGTTAAGTGTCTCTTACTATACTTTAGATTACTCGTTAAGTCAATCACTTTCAGATAATCTTTATCTTCTGCTTTACGAATTCCTCTGCCGATACTTTGTATTACCCTTACAAAACTCTTACCTGGCTCTAAAAGAACTAAGTTAAAAATTCTGGGTATGTTAATACCTACCGATGCTACACCATATGTAGCAACAATTACCTTGTTATCCATTTCTGAAACTTCTGCATACTCGTCTTGCCTATCTGTGGTCTTCATCTTGCCACTAACAAATGCCCAATCAGGATTTCTTTCTGATAACATTTCTCCTGTTGCAATCCGGTCAATTAATACTAGTGTGTTACCGTTTGCAGCAAGTCCGTTAATTATAGAACTTATATGATCAAGTCGTTGTGGATCGGTAACTAGCCACTTGAGCTCTTGTGCATATCCTTGGAAGCCTAGTGTGCCGTCTTGTAATTGAAATATATCAATATCTAAATCTGCTAGTACGCCCATATCTTGTAATTCTTTACTGCTTAGTTCGCTTACAACAGGTCCTAGACAGCATGTACACGCTACTGCTTCGTGTTCGTCTTTGGGTATAGTTCCTGTTAGTCCCCAACGTACGGGTACGTTAGAGAACACGCTACTTAGAAGGTCCCTAAGTACGTCTGCTTTTGCTTTGTGTACTTCGTCTACCATTACGCATACTACACCATCTAAGAACTCTTCAATGTCAATAGGTGCTTCACCTTTCTTTGACTTCTTAGATAGCATGGATAAACTTTGCCAAGTACAAATGGTATGTGTCTTTGTGTATTCTTTTCTATCGCCAAATAGCACACCGACATCTAAACCTAAATTCTTGTAATCTCTTTCTGTCTGCACTACCAAGTCTTTGTTTGGTACGATTACGATTGTGCGTCCATACTTCTCACACTTGTGACTTAGTACGGCTGTGATAAGTGTCTTACCTGCTCCTGTTGCTACTTGTTGTAAGCATTGTGGATTCTGTAAGAACTTATTAATAACTGTTACCTGATAATCTCGAAGTATAACCGGCATGCCTTCTGCTGGATGGTTCTTAGGCCATGCTGTATGTTCGTAATCAGTTTCAGTTACATTATCAAATGATAATTGGATAGGTTGCCTGCGATCGTCTACTACTACTTCATAACCAGCTTCGGTTACTAGTGGCAATAAACGATCAAGCAAATTTAGATACGTTCTTCCGCCGACATCACAGAATCTTACACAACCATCCCAACGGCCTAACTTGTAGGCCGGCATATGAAATGCATAGGGTAAAAAATACTTGGCTGCTTCTGATATCTTTCTGCGAGTCTTTACGTCAAGTCCTACGAACTTAACGTTTACTTCATCTCTGATTTCTAAAGTTACTTTAGGCATACGCTATTATAGTCTACTTGTAGGTTAATGTCAAGAAGATATTTCGTCCACCAGCATCATAGCCGGAAATAACTTCTACTTCTTTGTCGAATAGATTCTGTACAGTTAGGTCAAGTTTCAACCCGTTGTCAAATTCTTTAAGACCAAACACTAAATCAACTGACTCTAGGTCAACTAACTCTGTGGCTTCTTGTCCATATGGAGCAATATCCATACCGCGGTCGAACTGTGCTGTATAAACAAGTTCACCAGAGTAGTTACCTACACTTGCAAAATATGAAAGCCTAGTTTTCCACTTCGGTACTCTCGGCTGATCGCTATCTGTATATCCAACCATTACATTGAATGAACCATAAGGAACAGCAAACATGTCCATGAATCTAATACCTTGTGTATCATACTCACCTGTGTTTACATACTGCGAGCTTGCATAACTGTAGTCAATGTTCTCGTCAAACTTGAACTTGAATACACTAAATGCTTTGTAGCCAGCTTCGATGCCCATGCCCTTTTCTGGATCTAGATTAGGATTCTCTTGAACCCATGCGTCACCTTTCTCTTGATACATTGTAGGGTTACGGTAGGTGTTACCTATACTAACAAAGTAATTGTCTGTTGTATAGCCTAAACGTCCGACTATTGCATCTTGTGAAACTCTAAGTCCACCTTGCAGTTTTTCATTAACAGTAAGAGTAGAGTAAGTACTAAAGTCATTTCTACTATCTCCGGAATACTTATCCTGCTGAAGTGTTACACCTGTGATATATGTTACTGCATCACTTAGTGACATTTCCTTTTTAGCATCTGCATAGTAACGCTCGGCTTTACTAGTGTAGGTGCTTGCACCTTCAGTAAAAAACTCTGAGTCAGTTCTGCTGTAACCTAACGTAAAGTTATTGTTACGAATACTAAGATCTGTTTTCTGTCCGTCCTGTTGACAATCGTTTGATGTTGAGAACGCTGGAGTATAACAGTTGTCATAATCATATTCGTAGTCTGTGCGAACAGCGGCTACGGTTAGATCATCAAAACTCTTTACAAATTTAACTGTGTTATTTTTATACCAATCATCTTCTGTGTTATCATTTTTAACACTTCCGTTGTTCACATTAAAGTGAGATATACTAAGACTTTCAAATAGCGATACACTTGCTAGTGTGTGCTGTTCTCCTATTCTTAACACAGACATGTCTTTCATTTGGTCTGTTATAAATACTGTTCCACCTAAACTACCTGAGCCATACAATACACTGTTTGGTCCGTTTACTACTTTAACACTTTCTGTTCCTGTTACAACATCATGTGAAAAGTCATACCAACCGTTCCCTGCATCATTTGCTGGCACACCATTCTTATACACTGTAGTGTGTATCGTCTGTGTTCCGCGTTCACTGTATCCTGCAAAGCCGCCATAGCCTCCAGGGATATAAGATACCGCTGGCATCAAGGTTTCGCTGATTGTAAAATCTAAAGTAACATCTGTGATATCTTCTGTGGTGACGGCACCTACAACAAGAATCTCTTCAATGTAATTCGAATCATCAGCATTTACATTAGTCGATATCATTGTTGATAATGCTATCACTGCGACTAAGTTATTTACTACGTTCTTCATTTCTTCTCCTATTTTATAATTAAAAAAAGCACACTCCCCATTACTGAGGAGTGTACCATCTGAAGCGAATAGACTACTATTACTGTGGGAGTATTTTATAATCCCATACGCTTCATACAAGTGCTCTCGGCCAATCCTTTCCAGGTGTCCGGGCTCATTTGTTTCAAGTCAGCAATCTTAAGAACCATTCTCAACGAAATCTCCCTAAGCCTTGCTTGTTTCTCATGCATAAAGTTTACTACTTCTGCATTGCCTTCATCACCAAACTTATAGTCGTTTAGCATACCGTCTCCAACAATCTGATTGATTCTTAAAAAACGATCATGTACACTATTCATCTCTAAGTCCATGTAATGACATCTTGACATAAGTGCCGCTAAGTGGTCTTGTATCTTCTTACTACGAACGTTTTCAAAGTTCACGTTAGTAATAAAAATTACACCACCTGAGAACTCAAACCTATCCGGAATGCCTTCTCTTCGTAATGCAACACTTTCTGACTTCCAACTAATTGTACGCTTCTTACCTGAGTCAAGTACTGCCTTCAACATGTTCAAACATACTTCATCAAACAAGATACTGTCACAGTCATCAAACACAAGGATGTCGCCTTTAGCTGAATTGTTGTACAGTGTCTGGTACAATCCAATTGGTGTCATTGACCCTTTAACTACTTCAGTTCTAGGTGGACGACCAGCAAGTTTAGTTTCTGCATCGTACATGTCAATTATACTTTCAACACCGAATGACTTACCAACTCCTGGAGGACCACTTACTATAAGACCTCTAACAACACCGTTTGCTACAGCATCAGTCATTTGGTCTAGAATAGCAAAACGCTCTCTAATTCTAGTCATTGCCTGCTCGTCAGTTTCTTTAGGCTTAGCCTTAGACTCTGGAGCAGTTTCAACAAGTTTCTCGCCTTCAACATCTGTTAAAGGTTCAACACTTGCTAGTGTTGGTACTACAACACGGATTGAATTACGCTCTGATCCTAATAATGCTGATGCATCTATAGTCACAAAGTATCCTTTCTTTCCTTGCTGAGTTGGTTTAACTAAAGGGAATACCCCTTCAATCGGTTGGTTACGGTATATACCGTTTTCTATCTTTACAAAGTTACTCATATCTAGCCCTCCCACAGGCATTAATTTAAACAATACAGTTATTATACAGTATTAGTCAGTCAGTGTCAACCTAATAAAAGGCTAAACACCCAAATAACTAATCCTAATCCAAGCAATGAGCCTAATAATTCTGCTCCGTCGTCTGCCCCAGCAATTTGCTGTATAATAGACCATACAAAGTATAGTGGTATTAGTGCGGCTATAAACGTTAACATATTATCTTACTCCTTTTTGCTTTATATGTATATTATACAGTTAAAAGGGTAGGAAGTCAAGTGAAAGATATCACAAATAAATCAATGACTTACGTCTAGTCTATTGTAATATCTTCCATGCCTGCTGTTCTGAGTTTAGTAATATGTCCAATCTGCCATTGCTTAGTATCCAGGCCTTTCATAATGCCTAGATATCTATTACGAATTAAAGCGAATTGGTTGCATAGATGTGAGAGGTCTATAACAGATTGCTCACCGTCAACATACTTTTCAGCATCTCTACTAGTAAGTTGTCTGTTATATGTCTCAAAGAACTTTCTAAATACACTACTGCGTTCCTTTCGGAGTGCAATGTTTAAGTGTTCTAGAATGGCTTCGATCTCTTGAAGTTGATTAAAACGGTGTTCGGTGATACCGGGTAAGGAAGCACTAGCTTTTTCTAGGCTTCCTTTGATTCGGCATTCGTACTTGGCACCTTCAAGTTCATTCTCAAAATGACCAATAGCGCCAACTATATCACTTAGGTTCGAAGTAACTTTGTTATACCAAGTACTCATTTAATCCCAATCCCCGTCTTCGTCTTCGTCTTCACCGTCATGTGAACTAATTTCAAAATGAGATACAATAGCGGCTTTCATTAGGCCATCAAACTCATTAATGCTTTCTTCAATTTCGCCAATATCAGCGTTATCGTCGAATACTCTAACTAGTACTTCTGCGGCTTGCAACTTGTCTTTCTTAGGAATAAAGTGTTTTGCACTATCCCATAACTCATGTAAAAAACTAACATCATGATTCATCTGCCATATCCTCCATTTGATCTAGCATATCGTTTTCATCGACATCTCCGACGTCTATTGCTTCTGCTTCTGGGTTCATCTCCCATTCATCAATAACAACTTGAAGTTTATCACTTGTCCAACCTTTCCTGAACTCTTTGATCTCTTCGCCTGTTACCGGTGATACATAAGATAGTTTGTTACCTACTTTTGCAAGTAGACCTTTAGCTTCTAGCATATCTACTAAACCGCTATATGGGTCCATGCCGCTCTCGTAAGGGATCTTAATCTGTACACCCTCGAATGGCTTACTGTAACGTGACTTCACAACTTTACATGCGGCACGGATGCCTTGTACAGTTGAGACTTTGTTACCATCTAAGTCTTCCTTGAGTTTAAGTTTACGCATTGCAACTACAATACTTGATGCATAGATAAAGCCCTGACCACCTGAGATTTTATCATCTGGGTCAAACATATCTTGTGATGCATAAGTGTGATTAGTTGCAACAATACCTACTGGGAACGGTGCAATCTGATTAACCATATTACGAACAAGTGCTGTAAGTGCTTTAGGCTTTCTACCCATATCACCTTTCATGTCACCTTTTTCAAACTGATTCACATCAGTTGGTGTTAACAACATACCCAAGCTATCTATAACAAATAGTAGTTTAGGCATTTCTTCGTAAGGAAGATCGCTGTAGTTCGTTTTATAGTCTTTCATAAAGTCACTTAAAGTTTTAGCAACATCATCAATCATGCTAACACCTATCTTGAGAAGTTTCTCAGGAGTGGTATCTACATCTAATGCTTGTAGCCAATCTTCGTCTAGTGCGTTTTCTGAATCAAACAGTACTACCTGACAGCCATGATCTTGTGCTGCCTTTGCAATGTTGCCTGAACAGATAAAACTTTTACCTGATCCAGACTCACCTGCAAACACACTAACTTTACCTAATGGGATACCTTTATTAAAGTCTCCACTGATAAGATAATTTAGCGTGAGGTTTCCTGTGCTAATCCAATCCTGCGGGTCATGGAAGCCTGCACTAATTCCACTAATGGATTTAGTAACAGACGTCCTGAACTTTGTTAAGTCAAATGGTCTTTGCATAACAGTCTCCTTAAGAACGGTTTCTAATCATGTTTAGAATATCATCTGCACTAGCAGTACTAGCTGGAGCTGCCGGAGCCGCCTCAGGTACTGGTACTACAGGTGCCGCAGTCGGTGTAACATCAAACGGAATAGTAGTGTCAGCTACTGGAGCTGGTGCTACTGGTGCCGCTACTGGTGCCGCTACTGGTGCCGCTACTGGAGCCTGTGCTTGTACAGGTGCCGCAGTTGCTTGTAATCCTGGTGCTGGTGCGTTAGCAGGAACTTCAACGCCATATGGCTTGTAGAAGTTACCCCATTTTGCAGGATCGTATAACTCGCCATCTACTGATGCTGCAAACATTTCTCTGATTGCATTGTAGTGGTCTGCTGTAGGCTGTGTT